CATTCTAACTTGTAACTATCCAAACAGAATCATTCCAGCGATCCACAGTAGGTGTCAAGGCTTCCACATTGCCAAGATTGATCAAACAGAATTTACTGCAAGAGTTGCAGAGATATTGATCACAGAAGGCGTTACTCCAGACTTGGATACACTTGACACTTATGTGAAAGCAACTTATCCAGACTTGCGCAAATGTATCAACATGGTGCAAATGAATTCAGTAGAAGGCAAACTAGTTAGTCCACAAGAAGGCGATAGTGGTGAAGCTGACTGGAAACTGGATATGGTAGAACTGTTCAAAGCAGGCAAGATCCACGATGCTAGGAAACTGTTGTGTGGCACTGTGCGAGCAGAAGAAATGGAAGAAATCTATCGTTGGTTGTATGACAACATTGAACTGTTTGGCGATGATGCGCAACAGGATCAAGCAGTGTTGATTATCAAACAAGGACTAGTAGATCACACATTGGTTGTAGATCCAGAAATTAATTTAGCAGCAACATTGATTAGATTAGGAGCATTATGACATATATTGTAAATGACGCTTGTATTAAATGCAAACATATGGATTGTGTAGAAGTATGCCCAGTAGATTGTTTTTACGAAGGCGAAAACATGCTAGTGATTCGTCCAGACGAATGTATTGATTGCGGTGTATGTGAGCCAGAGTGTCCTGCTGATGCTATTAGAGCAGATACGGAACCAGACGCACAAGAGTGGGTAGAATTCAACAATAAATACAGTCTGCTATGGCCTAACATCACAGTCATGCGTGAAGAAGATGTTCCATCTGATGCAAAGGAATGGCATGGTGTAGAAGGCAAGATGCAATATTTCAGCGAAGCGCCAGGTAAAGGAGATTAAATTTGGCAGTAAAATTAGTTAGTTACACAAAACCAGCAGATGATTTTGTACAAGAGGGCATTGCAGATAACGATCTATTAGATCTTGTTGCGTTTTGTGCTAGGGTAAGTAATCCTGCAAATCAAATGAACAGTGAAACAAGTGAAAAACTTGTAAAGTATTTGATTAAACATGCGCACTGGAGCCCACTTGAAATGGTTAATGTTTGTATGGAGATTGACACTACACGTGATATTGCACACCAGATTGTGCGTCATCGCAGTTTTGCATTTCAAGAGTTTAGTCAGCGTTACGCTAACCCCGAAGAAATGGGCGATATGTTTGTAGTGCGTGAAGCACGACTACAAGATCAAAAGAACAGACAAAACTCAATCGAAACTAAAGACACTGCATTGCAAGATAAATGGGAAGAACTTCAGCAAGACGTTATGTATGCAGCAGGCAAAGCATACAAATGGGCCGTTGACAATGGCATTGCCAAAGAACAAGCTCGTGCAGTATTACCAGAAGGCTGCACTAAAACAAGACTTTACATGAATGGTACATTACGCAGTTGGGTGCATTATATTGAACTGAGAGGTGCTAATGGAACACAAAAAGAACACATGGAAATCGCTTGGGAGTGTGCTAAGGTCATCGCAGAGATATTTCCTCTCGCAAAAGAACTCAATGCCAGCAACAGTTGAGATTGATATCGAATGGCATGAACGCTACGCATGGTTTCCTGTGCGTAGCAGTTTTAGTAAAAAACGTATTTGGTTTGAAAAGTATCATGTAGGTGAAATCTTTTATGATGCAATGGGCAGGCCACCAATAAAAGAAAAATCATGGACACTCATTTATACAAAAAATGAGTATTTGCTTTATTTGTTAAAGCAAAAGGAACACAGTGATGATTACCATGTTCCTTTATTTAACAGTTCTAGAGTTTAAGCGTCTCCATACACTTTGAGCACTTCTGTAACAGCTTCATGCCGTTCAATATCTCCATGATGGAATTGGACTGTGCTAATACGGGTTGTCTCTGCACTATCTAAATGATTCACAAAGTCAATCAAACCGTTGTCTTTCAGTCTATCTGCTTGTGCCAAATCGCCCGTGACCACCATCTTGCTATTGTTGCCAATACGTGTTAGCAGCATTTTCATTTGGTTCGGTGTAGCGTTTTGCATTTCGTCTGCAATAATAAAACTGTCCTTAAACGTTCGTCCTCGCATGTATGCTAATGGAGATATTTCGATCACACCCTCTTTGATCATGCTTTCTATTTCGTTAGCATAGAAATATTCTCTAAATACATCGAAAATAGGTCTAGTCCAAGGTGCCATCTTTTCTTCAAGTGTACCTGGTAAGAATCCTAAGTCCTCGTCTGCACTAACTGCTGGACGTGTGACAACGATACGTTCCACACTGCCCTCTAAGAAACTTTTCACACCAGCTAAACACGCCAACATTGTTTTGCCCGTACCTGCTGGTCCGATTCCAAATACAATGCTTTTTTCATGATTTAATAATTCTAGTATGTAGCTTTCTTGGCTTCTGTTTCTTGGTAGAAGATTTACAGAACGTGCCTTTGTTGGAAGGAAGTTGTTTAGTTTGACGACATTAGTAGTCGGTTTGATGTGTGCTTGCCTTTTGGCTTTAGCTTTACCCATTAAGTCCTCCTATTTGAGTTATAACAGGGTAGTTTCCTTTGCAGGAAACTCCTTCCCTGCAACAGTATTTAGTTTCAAACTTTCAAAAGGCGATAAATAACTGTAGAAAAAGGAACTGAAAAATGATTCTCGACGAACTAGACATTATAAAAAATATTGAAAGCATTTATGAAAGCAATACAGCGTTCAATGTGTTAAAAGATTTTGAAAGAGTATTAGACGAATTGGATCTGTATGTCTATGCAAACTGGGAAGACGGTGAACTAGCAGAAGGTCCAACAATCGATCGTCATTGGGTCACTACCAAGTTCTTTTGGCCAAGAGATAAAATGCCTGACCCTATGGGCGGCAAACGTTTGTTAGACTACGATTGTAAAGTAGGTTATTTAAAATCAAATATAATTAAGCCACGCAAGATTATGGAACCAGATGATATCCGTCCTGGTACAAAAAAAGGCAAACTAGACAAGCATCCTATTTGGATTGTGGAAGTGCGTATGCCAAAAAAATTACTTGCAGACTTGTATGGTGCAACACTTGACGATTTAGATGTCCAAGAAGAACAAGGCGAAACACCAACAGATGCAGCACCAGCAGCAGAAGATCAGGCAGCACCAGCACCAGAGGCAGGAGATGAAGTATAATGGGATTGAGAGAAAAAGACTTAATTGATTTAGTAAATCCTGTTTTTGAAATTGACAGTTATCAAAGCAAAATGGGCAGTGATTCGGATATTATGGTATTGAGTTTTACTGTGCTTGAAAAAGGTGCAGCAGATGATCTTGTGCAATTTGTAGAAAGTGGATACAGCTTTGTATTAGATGCAGATGCCACAACTGGTGAACAGAGCGACGGTTATTACAGAGTATATGTTGAAATGGAACGTGAAGAACAAGCACCTGAACAAATCATGGAATTGATTGATGGTGTTAGCAAACTAACAGGACAAGACTTTCAATACAGATATTATAAAAGTTTTGACGTAAACGAAGTTGATGTCAAAAAATGACAAAAACAATTCCGCTAACAACAGAAGACTATGAAAAAACAGTTACCGAAAGCAACATGAACAACTTCAAAAACTTTTTTACAAAAAGTTATGTTGACAGCATTGTTATGGAAGATAATGATCTAATTATTAAAAAAGCATATGCAGATCCAATTGGCTTTGAAGTAAAAGATTTTGGACGCTCAGATGATATACAGCAAAAAATTGCTGAAACAATCAATGTAGATTCTTATCCTGAAATCATGTTCTTGACTAAATACCTTGGAGATTACAATGTCACCAAGTATGGTAAAAAGACATTGACACTAGAAAATAATGGTTACACACTCGTCGTTGAACGACTATAAAAACTACTATTGCAAAAACTGTGGCAGACCTAGCCATTGCGGAACACCATATTACGCTGATCTGCAAAACTATGACGAGCCACCACGTTCAACTAAAATTTGCGATTCGTGCAGATGCGGACAGTGTTCTAAAGTAGAGGACGTAAAATAATGGCCAAAGAAGATTTTGATTTTGATTTTGAACCGTGGATGGCAGAAGAACTTATCCACCGAAGTGATTGGGAAGACTGGTATGAAGCAATGCTTGAAATCTTGCCGCTGTGGGATATCAATACCATCCCAAGAGTAGCAGGCTTTATTGCACAATGTGGACACGAATCAGGTGGCTTCCGTGTTGTAAGTGAAAACTTAAACTACAGTGCAAAAGCACTGAATGTTATTTTCCCAAAGTATTTCAAACGTGCAGGAAGAGATGCAAATGAATATCATAGACAACCTGAAAAAATTGCTAATGTCATTTACGCTAATAGAATGGACAACGGGGATACAGATTCCGGTGACGGTTGGAGGTTTAGAGGCGGTGGCCTTATTCAGCTCACCGGTCGTTACAACTACACAGAATTCGCAGAAGATGTAGATATGACTGTAGAAGAAGCAGTGGATTATGTGCGTACCAAAAAAGGTGCATTAGATAGTGCTTGCTGGTTCTGGGACGAAAACAACATCAACAAACACTGTGACAACATGGACATTTTAAAAATGACCAAACGTATCAACGGCGGCACTATTGGACTAGAAGATCGCAAGAAGCATTGGGCACACGCATTAGATGTGCTAGGTGGTGATATGGAAATGGAAGCCGAAGAAGAAAAAGAGTTGAACACAAATCAAATTATTCGTCAAGGTTCTAGAGGTCCACTTGTTCAAGAAGTGCAAGAAATATTAGGTATAAATCCAGCAGATGGTATCTTTGGTCCAGGCACCGCAAGGCAAGTCAAAGAATGGCAGGCAGCAAATGGACTTGTTGCTGATGGTATTGTAGGTCCTAACACACTGGGAAAGTTGTTAGGGTAGGCGGTGAGGTAATAAGCATGAAAGTTGCAGGCGTTTTATTAATTATTATGATGGTTATGGGCGGTATTGGCTATTGGTATTACAAAGATACACAAGCACGTATTGCAATTCTGCAAGAAAACAATGCTAAATTAGAAATCGCAGTGGCAACCAACGAAGAAGCACTGGAAAGTTTACAGGAAAATTACGCTAGTGCACAAGCAGAACTCACAAATTTAAATGAACAGTATCAAAGCATTCGCAGACAAAATCAAAGACTGGCTGACAAACTACAAGAAATAGATTTAACAGCAGCAGCTATTGCAAATGCAGCAGGCATTGAAAGAGCAGTAAACAGAGGCACTGAGAATGCCGGTAGATGCTTTGAACTACTGTCGGGGGCAGAACTAACAGAAAAAGAAAGGACAGCAAAAAATGACATCGCTTTTAACAAAGAGTGTCCTTGGCTTTACGATGATTACAAGTCTCGCGGCCTGCTCGACCCAGCCCCAGCCGATTGAAGTCAGTGCCAAACCTATTGAAAAACCGTCTCTAGTTTTACCGCCTGTTGACGAAGTAAACATGCGTAAAGTTGAATGGATTGTTATCAACAAAGACAATGTTGATATGGTTATGGAACGCTTACAAAAAGAAGGCAAGGCATTTGCACTGTATGCACTCACAGGAGAAGGTTACGGTAACTTAGGATTAAACTTCAGTGATATCCGTGCATTGGTTCAACAACAGCAGGCAATCATTGCAGCATACGAAGGCTATTATCAAGCAGCAGAGGAAGCAATGGATGGTGCAGTGGTACAAGACTAGTGCCTTAATATTCTTTACAGCAGCATGTGGACCAGAAATTGATGACAGTGTTATAACTGCACAATCGTATATTGGCTTAGAAGAAAGAGAAGATCGCAAAACAATACGTGAATTTACTGGCGTAGATCCTGTGCGCACAGAATGGTGTGCCGCTTTTGTTAATGCAGTATTAGAACTAGACGGCATACCAAACTTAAACAATCAAACCAAATACCCTCCTCTAATGGCACGTAGTTTTTTATACTGGGGACAACGTGTAGATAGAAACAATATACAAAGAGGCGATGTTGTAGTATTTCCAAGAGGCAACAAAGGTTGGCAAGGGCACGTAGGGTTTTATGTAGAGACACAGACAATTGACAACAAAGAATATTGGGTAATACTAGGAGGTAATCAGGATAACAAAGTCAGTTATGCACTGTACAATCCTGCAAGGGCAATTGATGTAAGACGTTACATAAATACAGAGGCAAAAGAGGAGGGCACCCATGCCAAGGAAAAAACCAGAAGATTTGAAGAGCGGTGGCGGATCATCAAAGCCATCGGCCGCTCCTAAACCAGCAGTAACAGCCGCACCTGCTCCGGCATCAGCACCTGTTGCACCTAAACCTACTCCAGCACCTGCTCCGGCAGTATCTGAATATCATCCAGCTGACCTAAACGGCGACGGTAGAGTAGATGACGAAGAAAGAGCGATGGAACTAGAATTTAGACGCAAAGCGTTAGAAGATGCAGATGCAATGCGTGATGCACAACGTAAAATGGCTTGGTTCAGTTTAGCAGGTATGCTATTGTATCCATTCAGTGTTGTGTTAGCAGTATGGTTACAACTAGATCAAGCAGCGTCAGTATTGGGCAGCATGGCAGCAACTTACTTTGTTTCAGTTGCAGCTATTGTGGCAGCATTCTTTGGTGGACAAGCATACACTCAATCAAGTTCAACAAAAAAACGGTAGGGCCTAAATAAGTAATAGTATGGACTATTACAGCAGACTAGGCGTGAACAAACAGGCATCGCCAGATGAAATAAAAAAAGCATACAAAAAACTGGCGATGCAGCATCATCCTGATAGAGGTGGCGATCAAGCAACGTTTCAACAAATAAACGAAGCATACGATACACTCAAAGATCCTCAAAAGCGTCAACAGTACGATAATCCACAACCAGAAATTCACATGAATGCACAGAATTTTGAAGATGTGTTTAGTCAATTTTTTGGACAAAGACGTCAACAAGTTAGACGCAACAGAGATATCAAAATTGGAATTAATCTAACTTTGAGAGAAGTTGCCACTGGAAAAGACGTGCTTGCTACTTACAGGTTGTTGAATGGACAAGAGACCAGTGCTAGTTTACGTATTCATGCAGGTGTGCAAGATGGACAGGTAATCAGATTTAAAGGATTAGGAGATAATTCACATCCGCAGTTGCAAAGAGGCGATCTGCAAATATTGTGCAGAGTTAAAGCTGATAGAACATTTAAAAGAGACAGGCATCATCTCAAACTTACATTACAGGTTAGTGTGTTTGAGTTGATATTAGGAACTACATATGTGATAGAGAGCTTGACAGGCGGTCAATTACGTGTTAATATACCTAAGAATACCAATCCAGGCACAATACTTAGCATTGCTGGTCACGGACTGCCTGATCCTGCAACAAACAGGCAAGGTAATTTATATGTAACTATAAAAGGCGTTATTCCTCAAATGTTACCAGAACAAATAGAAAGAGTTAGAACAATAAATGATGAACTTAATTCTAGCACCTAATGTAATGTTAGAGACAGCAGTCAAACGTTACGACATGCAATTGATACATCCAGCACCAATTGCACTTGATATGATCGATGTAATGAATAAACACAGCGGATTGGGTATCAGTGCTAATCAGGTAGGGTTCAACGGACAAATCTTTGTTATGAAAACTTTCCTAAACAAAAAACATGGAAGTCCGTTGGTTGTAATTAATCCAGTGATCAAAGGACTTAGTAAGGAGACTGAACAAGGACCAGAAGGTTGTTTGAGTCATCCAGATTTGATATTAAAAGTGAAACGCCCAATAAGTTGTATTGCAGAGTTTGATACACTTACACCAGACATGCGTGATGTAATTCATGTAGAAGCAAAATTTGATGATATAGATGCTCGTATCTTTTTACACGAGTATGATCATCTTCACGGTATTCAATATATTGATAGAGTATCAAAATTGAAATACGATATGGCAGAAAAGAAACGAATTAAAAGGACAGTAAATGGTAGAGCCAAGTGATAAACTAACCGCAGTATTTGACAAAGCAGCAAGTGATGCTAAAAAACTCAAACATGCTTATATTACACTTGAACACTTGTTGTTTGCAATGTTGTGCGAATCATCTTTCGAAAGCACAATTACAGATTATGGTGCAGATTATAATTTGATGAAAAGCACACTGGAAAACTACATCCGCACAAAAATGGATGACATTAAGATTGATCCAGAAACTGTAAAAGGCAAAAAATGGAAGCCTAAAAAAACACAAACTGTGGAACGTGTGCTTAACCGTGCATTTGCACAAGTGTTGTTTCAAGGCAGAAACACAATTGATATTGTAGATATCTTTATCAGTATTCTTAGCGAAAAGAAAAGTTATGCAGCATTTACAGCAGTCAAAGGCGGTGTCAACAAAGAAGAATTTACAAACTATGTTAGCCTAGACACAGGACGTATCGATGCAGATGAAGAAACTGCTGAATTAAGTGGTGCTGCTAACAAGGCATTAAAAGCGTTCACTGAAGATCTAAACAGCAGTGTTCAACAAGGCAAAATTGATCCAGTAATTGGACGTATGGAAGAAATTGAACAAGTTGCATTGGCGCTAGGTAGACGCAGCAAAAGCAATGTTATTCTTGTAGGCGATCCGGGTGTTGGTAAAACTGCTATTGCCGAAGGACTTGCTTATAGAATTGAAAACAAAGAAGTTCCAGAGTTTCTACAAGAATACAATGTTTACAGTTTAGACATCGGTGCTATGCTTGCAGGATCAAAGTATCGTGGAGATTTTGAAGAACGTTTTAAATTGGTTTTGTCTGCACTACAGAAAAAAGGTAAGACAATCATGTTCATCGATGAAGCACATATGATTTCAGGTGCTGGTGCTGGCGGCAAAGATCAGAGCAACGACCTGGCTAACATGCTAAAGCCTGCACTAAGCAAAGGTACAATCAAAGTTGTTGCATCAACTACTTGGGAAGAATATCGCAAGCACTTCGAAAAAGATCGTGCTCTCATGCGTAGATTTCAGCGTGTCAGCGTTGACGAACCTGATCAAGATACAACTGTGCAAATCCTCAAAGGCATTCGCAAGTATTATGAAGATTTCCATGGCGCCAAAATCACAGATGATGCAATTCACGCAGCAGTAAAATTAAGTGTAAAATATCAAGCTGATAAAAAGTTGCCAGACAAAGCAATTGATTTGATTGACGTTGCATGTTCACGATTCAAGGTCAAGGACCAGAAAAAAGGTCGTGTTGTAAATGAAGAAAATATTCAGTTTGAACTTGCTAAAATGGTTAAAATTCCTGAAGAGCAAGTTGCTGAACGTGAAACTGAAAACTTGCAAAATCTTGAAAAGAATTTGAAAGGCAGTGTGTTTGGACAAGACGAAGCAATTGAAGCAATTGTTGATAAAATTCTTGTGGCGCAAGCAGGACTGAAGCCTGACAACAAACCAATCGGTTCGTTTGTGTTTATGGGTCCAACAGGCACAGGTAAAACTGAAACAGCCAAACAACTTGCACATCATTTGGGTGTACAATTAGTGCGTTTTGATATGAGTGAATATCAAGAGAAACATAGTGTTGCAAAGTTTATCGGTGCACCTCCAGGTTATGTTGGATTTGAAGATGATGCAGGTCAACTGATTGTAAAGTTGCAAGAAAATCCAAACTGTGTATTGCTACTAGATGAGATTGAAAAAGCACACCCTGATGTAAGTGCAGTGTTGTTGCAATTGATGGACAACGGTATGATCACAGGCAGTAATGGCAAAGAAGCAGATGCACGTAACAGCATTTTGATTCTTACTACAAACTTGGGTGCTAAAGAAGCTGAAACAAATGCAATCGGCTTTGGCGATACTATGGAAAAAGAATACGAAGACACTAGTTTGAAAAAGTATTTTGCACCAGAGTTCCGTAACAGACTTGATGCTACAATTACATTTGCAAAACTAGGCAAAGAAGTAATGATGAAGATTGTAGGTAAGTTTCTTGCAGAATTGCGTGATCAAGTCAAAGACAAAAATGTACAAATTACAATTGAAGACGAAGCACTTGATTATCTTGTAGACAAAGGGTTTAATCCTAAAATGGGTGCTCGACCATTACAGCGTGTAATTGATGCTGAAATCAAGCGTCCACTGAGTAGAGCTTTGTTGTTTGGTGATATGAAAAACGGTGGTAAAGTTCATATCAAATATACAGATAAGATTGAAATCGAAACCGAAGCAAATGAAGTCACTACATAAGTACGAGACTACTAAACTACATTATGGAAAATACTTGTACAAGTTGAACATATATTCAACACTGGCAAGTATTTTCCGCACTGAATTCCAAAGAGATGGCAAGTTAGGTTATGCTGCAAAACTTCTCAATGATTACAATGCACAAAATGCACAAGGTGCAAAAGTAATCAAGAAAGGCAGATTTAACGAAACACACATTACCACAGAAACATTACAAGATGCAAATCATATTTGGAAAACATTAAGATATGCACAAGACTATACTGTTCGTTGCGAAATCAATCAATTATTTGTGTACAGTAACAATATAAAGTTTTTGGAGCGTTTGTATAAAGACTTGCATACCAAGGTAGAACTTTGGGAACCGAATCCCAAAAACATATCATTATTAACAGAAAATAAAAATATTATTTTAGTCGACAAAGACCCTGAATTCAAATATAAAATTACATTTGGAAGAAAACGTAGTAAACCAGAACTTGCTAGTTGGCTGCAAAAGAACACTGATAAAAGTAGAGCTGGTAGTACGTTTATTAGCAATTGTAAAAACAGCAATTGGATACAAGGACAGTATATTTTTGTTAGAGACGAAAAAGTTATTTTCTTAATTAACATGATTGTAGGCGACAACATTACTAAGATAGAAGAATTAGTATATAGATAAATACAATATATTAAATCGCCGGAGATAGTATGGAACATTATATTAGAGTAGTAATGGAAAAACAAGAAGGACCACAACTTCTTGACGAAAGTATTTTTCCAAATCAACAGATTCTCGAAAGTGAACAAGGTGCAACTGTATTTCACATTCCTCTCGAAAGAGAACTAGAAGAAAGCGAATGTGATGAATACGCACAAAAACTTGCAAACTATATGTTTGAAATGGGCTATGATGATTTTGATATTGAAATCTCAGGCACTGGCGAAGATTTAGACGAAGAAACATACGATGACGATAATGATTTTTTTGAAGAATACGGTGTAATGTGGTTCAATGCAGATGACGAAATCGACGAAGCTGAATATCAAGGACGCAAAGTTCCACTTGGTAAACCTATGCAAGGCGATGTAAAAAAGTTTAAAGTATATGTCAAAAAGCCAAACGGTAATGTGGTAAAAGTAAACTTCGGTGATAAGAAAAGCAAAATCAAGAAAAACAATCCTGCAAGACGCAGAAGTTTCCGTGCAAGACACAATTGCGACAATCCAGGACCTAGACACAAGGCACGTTATTGGAGTTGCAGAAAATGGTAATGATAAACGAAATCTTTGATAAGAAAGCAGTAGCCGATATGAAAATTGGCGATAAACTTCCATATGATGTTGTTGAAGATTTAAAAATTTACATGACACAGGATAACGATTTTTACCGCCAGCACCTATTTCCACGTATGGCAGAAGTACAGGCAGCCATCAAAGACGGTGGCAAGTATAATAAAAAGATGTTGTTACCTGTGATTGAAAAAGCTATACCTGAGTATTTGAAAAAATTTGAAATTAAGAAACGTCCAGAAGATTTTATGGATGATGGACAAAAAATGGAGTGTATTAGTAGTATCTTAAAAGACGAAATGGATAACTTTCGTAAAGGCGAATACTAATGCGTTATAACGAATTCAAGATACTTACAGAAGCCAAGGTTGGTAGAGAATATCAACACTTGGAAGATCTTGTATTCGTTGATGGGAGTAGTGGTGCAATCCGTGCAACAGATATCCTTGATAAGATGGGCAGTGACAACAGCGACATTGCAATCAAATGGGACGGCTATCCTACAATGTATTGGGGACGTGAACCAGATGGCAGGTTTGTTCTAGTAGGAAAAAATGGCTGGGGCAGAAACAAAAGTTATAGTGCAGATGAATTAAAAACTTTCATCACCAGCACCGGCAAAGGCGAAGATTGGCGTGAAAGATTTGGAAATGACATGGCCCAAATTTTTGATGTAATGGAAGCTAGTACTCCACCAAACTTTAGAGGTTATGTATATGGTGATTTGTTGTACTATCCAGGCAAACCTTTTAAAGTACAAGATGCCAATATAGTGTTTACACCAAACTTGGTTACCTATACAGTTGATGGTAACAGTGCACTGGGCAAACGTATGGCAAATACCACAGTGGGTGTTGTGGTGCATACAAAATATGGCAACTTTGGAGACAAAGCAGGTCAGCCTATTTCAGACGTAGCAGATCTCAACAAAGGACAAGCACTTGTAATGGGTCAAACATACGTGACTCATCAACCTAGTGTAGACACATCACAAACCAGCAACATTAGAGCTTATGCAAGAAAAAATGCAAAAGCAATTGATAGTTTCTTAGAGCCACGTCCTGGACTAAGTGACATGAAAAACATCATCTACACATATGTAAATCAAACAAGCAAAGCAGGTAACCTAGCAGGTATTGAAAAGGGCTTTTTCAACTGGTTAAAAGGTTCCAAAGTAAGTGCAAACAAACAGGCAAAGATTGCGCAAATGAATGAAGAAAATCCAACAGCATTGCCAGCAATTTTCAGTCTTGTAAAACAAATTATGACAACAAAAGATAATATCATTTCACAATTAGATGATGCACCTGCAGATGTAAAACAGAGTACAAGCGGCGAAAAGGGCGGCGAGGGATATGTTGCTCTTGGTAGTAAAACAAAGCTGGTGCCAAGGCAGAGGTGGACACCACAATGAAACTGAGACAGTTATTTGAAAACAAAGGTACAGCAGTAGTAGCATTTGGACGTATGAATCCTCCTACTATTGGACACAAAAAACTTGCAGATAAGGTAGCAAGCCTACCAGGCGATCCATATATCTTTGTAAGTCAAAGTCAAAAGCCAAAAACTGATCCATTACCGTTTCCAGAAAAATTGAAGTTTGCACAAGCAAGTTTTCCTAATGTAACAGTGGGTAGCAATGATGTAAAAACAATTATACAAGCATTGCAAAAAGTAAATGCAATGGGTTACACAGATTTAATATATGTTGCTGGCAGCGACAGAATTGCAGACTTTACAAATCTTATCAATAAGTACAACGGTAAAGAATATAACTTCGACAACATTGAAGTTGTTAGCGCAGGCGAGCGTGATCCTGATGCAGAAGGTGCAGAAGGCATGAGTGCCAGTAAAATGAGAGCAGCGGCAGCAGCAGGTGACTTTGAAAGTTTTCAACAAGGTGTTGCTAACCCCAAAATTGCACAACAGATGTATGATGCTGTGCGCAAGGGTATGGGTGTTGTAGAAGGTGCAATGAAGCGTATGGCACAAAGCAGCAGTAACAAAGCAGATCGTATTGCAAGCACAAACAAGTTAAAGCCTGGTCTAGACACTTACAAGAAAAAACCCGAATCTAAAAAAAAAGTTGACGAAGGATTCAAACTACAATTAGAACGAGATGCCGACATGGATGTTCTACATATTGTAGATACAACTACAGGAAACCGTACCGAAGTGCGTGGCAAAAAAGGCTATGAAAGTGGCAACTATGATCCAAATGATAAACTGCATCAACTGCTAGATCGTGTAGGTAAGAGTGCAAACATCAGCGAATTAATCAACGGCGAAGTTGTTGCTATTAATCCAAAGCATCCAGATGGTGCAAATGCAAAAGCAGCAGCAGACAAAGCATACAACGAAAACTTTGCAGATGGTAAGAAAAAAGGCAAAAGCAGACCAGGGCGTGTAAAGCGAGCTGGCGCAAGTTGTAATGGATCAGTAACAAGTTTAAGAAAAAGAGCAAAGAACAGCTCTGGTGAGAAAGCGAGGATGTATCATTGGTGCGCAAACATGAAGTCGGGACGCAAGAAGAAATAATCAGCGAGTACCCTATGGGGTACAGCATTACTTGGTATGTGCACAAGCACAAAGAGTTTGAATCTCAAAGACTCAGCACAAATGAACGAAATAGATATTGGCATGAATATAGAAGATCTAAAGAAACTGGCAGGGATAGGTGAATTCCAAGGGTACCAAGCATATACGCCTGAAGATATGAGTGCCGCAGCCAGTGAGAAAAAACGCATTGAAAGAGAAAAAGGAATAAAACCAGGCGATGAAGAATGGTTTAAACTTTGGTTTAGTTTGCCTCACATGACTGGTGCAAAATTCCGCGGTAGAAAATGAGCATTGCAAGACATTGTGTTATACACAATTTATTTACAATAAAAAATCAACCAAAAATAAATAAACCTGATTGTTTACTTGAACTTGATGTTGATTATAATCTTGATGCAACTGGTGAATTACTAAAAGAACTTGACGGCTATGACGTAGGTTCTAATGGATTGTTTACAATTATTTGTAATAAAGATGTTTTTGCTAATTCTGTTTGCTACAGAGTGCATACAAATATTTGGAATCATAAACCCTTTTTGATTTATGGTAAAGCAGGAATATACAAAAGTTTTGTAAGACAAGGATATAAAACATTTGATTTAATTGATTATGGATTTGATGAAATTGAGGCTCCGCATAAAAGATTACAAGCATTTATGCTAGAAGTAGACAAACTATCAAGATATAGAAATTATAAAGAATTCCAAAAATATTTTATTGATACAGTCATTTATAATTTTAAACATATGATGTATAGAGTCAACAATGAACCAGTAGATTCTGATATGCCTGTACCTAAACTAAATACTCTACAAAAGTTTAGAAAGTTGCTATGAGAATATTAGATCTATCAGAAGATGCAAGAATTGTAAAGGGCGTAAATACCACAGTAGATGTTGGTGTAAATCAAATACCTATTGAAGCAAATAAACTAGGACACAACGTCACTAAAGACGGATTGCCCCCATTTTTACGCACTGACGGAAAACTAAACGAAAAAAGATATACAGCATACGAACTTGCGCTTATGGAAGGCGGGCACGACCTAGACGATATTTCTATACGCAAGTTATTTGATTTCGATAAATACTAGTATGCTTTTGAGAGAATTTACAAGACCTGAATTTATTGTGTGGGAAGCCCATATCCGTGTACGTAATCGCACTTACAGTCAGGCTATCAAAATCAAAATTACTGCCCGTACAAAACAAGAAGCACATAGACTTATCAAAGCACAATATGGCCCAGATGTACAATTGATTTACGTTAGGAGATCAATGTGAAAGTAAATGAAATATTTGGTTTTGTTCCAAAGCATACAAAACGCACAACAATAAAGAAAAAACCTGAAAAGTTTGAACCTAGTGTGAGAGATAAAATTGCTGCACGTAGAAAAGCAGCAGCCCAAGGTGATAAAGATGCGTGGAAAAACAAAAAGAAATTAGACGATTCGCAAATTGACGAAGTTGGTCCTGCTATTGGTGTTGCTGCAAAATGGCTTATCAAATGGGCTATTAGAAAAGGTGCTTGGTCAGTGCTTAAATGGATTGTCAAAAAGTATTGGAAACAAATTGCAGTAGGCACAATTGCATATCAAGCAATGCAAGAAGGTTGGGATTGGGTAAAGAGTCAAATTGGCGAAGAAATGACACAAATGCTCATCGATAATAAGTTTGAAATTGGTATGGCAGTTGCACTTATTATCGGCGGTGTTGCACTAAAGCGTTTCTTTGAAAAGAAAGGCGATGCACTGGCAGCAAAATATGCGGAAAGCATGAGCGAAGAATACAAACATGCAGATCAAGCAAAAGGCAAAGATAAAATGCCCAAAGCAAAACCCGGTCGTACAAACCATCCATTGCATGGAAAATTAGTAGGTGGAACATGAAAATCAAAGACGTATTAAAAGAAACAGATGCAAGTAGTGTAGCAGCAGTTAGTGCTCCTATTGGAGGTGTAATCAAACGAGGCAAATATGGCGCACCACAAGCACCGCAGAAAAAAGACAAAAACGGCACAGTGGTAAATGCACTAGACCAAAACACAAACTTACTGGGTCATAAGAAAAAACGATAAATAATAGCAAGAACTCCGGAGATAGAAATGGCTAAAAGAGATACACATTGTTCAGATAAATGTTGCGGTTCAGATGTAAAAGCTGAAGACTGCACATGCCCACCAACTTGCAAGCATTGTAACTGCAATGCAGAAAATGTTAGTGAAGGCCTAGTTGATATGGCTGATATTGCAGAGCGTGATCACGAAGTACAAATGGCACGTGCTGAACTGTACAAAATTGCAAAGTATTCAATGAAACTACATGATATGCTAAAAGGTGTTTCGGAGGCCGAAGGCATTGAAGGTTGGATGCAAAGCAAGATCACAAAAGCAGCAGACTACTTGGGTTCAGTGTATCATACAATGGACTATGAAGTAGCAACAGAGAGTAAGAAAAAACCTGTTACCAGCAGAATGACAGAAGCAGACGCAACTAATTATAAGAATGCGCTGGCAGAGCGTATGGCTCAAAAAAAAAGTGATTTAACCGAACTAGGCGCAGATACACTGTACAAGTACTGGAACAAGTCTTATGACGATGTTAGCGATCCTGATGGCAAAGATCCTGAAAAGCTAAAAAAGCGTAGAGCTTTTATGAAAAAAGCAGCAGCACAACACAACAAGAAAAAAGGTTGGGAGCGTCCACAGGGTGCTAAAAAGTCTGCAGGAGATGCAAGCAAAAGTGCAGCAGCACTTGCAAAACATCTTGCTAAAAAGGACATGCGTTCAGACGAACAGACAGCGCAACAGCGTATTCGATCAGCAAAAGATAGAGCCGCAGCAGATAATGCCGAAGCAGATGCATTAGTAGCTCAGAACCGCAAAGAAAAAGAAATTGCCAAATTAATCAAAACTAACGATGATAGAAAGTTGCATACTTCAAAAGTTGGTGCTGAAAGAACAAAACTTAGAAGAGTAAGATGAAGATTAAAGAAGTGGTAGAAAAGGCTCCTCCGGGTAGAGAAAAGCAAGTCAAGAAACTGAAAAAGAAGTTTGACGATCCTGGAGCACCTTATGCTATTGCTTGGGCACAACATAACAAACACGGTAAGCCAAAGAAAAAATGAAAAAGCTAGAGATCGAACAAGCAGAAGTACTGAGAAAAAAGTTTACTCCTGATTGGGAGATCCGCAAAGGTCTTTACCTATACAAAAAAGTTGCACTAGATGATTACAACAGCGTAATACGTTTTATGATGATCACAGAAAAACCACAAGTTGAACTAGATCATTTTGCAGACTTTATGAACTTCTACAACGAACTAACTATTGCTATTACAACACATGATGTAAATGGTCTTACAGAACTTGACTTTAAACTAGCATTGTACATGGATGAAGCAATCAAAAAAATGGGTGCTAGACAGCTAGATGAGAAGTGGAGTGCAAAATACAAGCGTAGTATAAATTGCAGCAATCCAAAAGGCTTTAGTCAAAAAGCACACTGTGCAGGACGTAAAAAGTAATGCAACTACAGAGTCTGAATCCAGTATTTACTACAGACCCTTACTTGCAAAATCCAATTGATCCAGAACTACTACACAAATTGAGACTTGACCATTTTGACAAAGATGGTTATGAAGTTCCAACACTGTTAGAACGCTTTTATTATGAAGCACAAGGTGTTAGATTAGATGACGAAATACAATACCATATAGCACCTGCACAAGCGTGGTATAGAGACAGTGACAACAGCGAAGCAGGATTGGTTTTAGACCACTGTATGTTGCTTACACGTCATGCATTTGCAGGAGAAGCAAGAGCTCAACTAGTAGAAGCAGAAAAGCAAAGACCTATATTCAACAAACTGTTAGGAATACAACCCAAATATGGTATTGACTTTAGTTTGGATTATATCACACATGATGTGTGCATGGAAGTAATACACATAGAACAAGATTTTGACAACTTAGAAGAAGCAAACGAAGCAAAGCAAAATCTTGAACAAATTATAGAAAAAACAGATTGGCAGCAAGGTGCAGAAGACTTGCTTAAATGCAAAAGCGAATGGGAAGATTTATCCAGCGATGATCACAGCGATTACAAAGCACAATTCTTTGGTTGGCATAGAGCATTTGACAACAAAAAAGTGTTTAGTACTTGACTTCTGTTAAATAATCAACTATAATCATATAAAACTAAGGAGCATTGCATGAGCGATAGAGTCTATGGATCAGAAGAAAAAGCAAAACTTGAACGGCTAGTCAGAGAAGGTGTAACTGTATTACAAGAAATTGAAGATTTGCAAGGCGGATTAAAAGAAACTGTAAAAGCAGTAGCAGAAGAATTGAATGTAAAACCAAGTCTTATTAATAAAGCTATCAAAGTCGCTCAAAAACGTGACTGGAGTCGTCATCAGGACGAGTTTGAAGATCTAGAAACATTGGTTGCAACAGTAGGTTATGATAAAGACGATTGATATTGTTCAATTCTATATAAGTCATACTTGTAATATAGCATGTCCTGGATGTTTTAGTTTTAATAACTTTGCCATTTCAGGGCATGATCTATTTGCAGATTACGAAAAAGATGCAGAAGCATGGAGTAATGTCATACTGCCCAAAGACATGAGCATTATTGGCGGCGAACCTATGACCAATCCTGACTTGCATAATTGGGCAATGGGCGTTAGAAAATATTTCCCTAAATGTAGAGATTTCAAAATCTGCACAAATGGATTACTTATCGATCGTTGGCGTCAGCATATTCCGGAATGGTGGGACAACCATATTATTCTAGAAGTCAGTGCTCATACCGAGGCACACTTTGAAAAAGCACAAAAAGATATTGAAAGTATTGTTGGAAATAAAGATATTGTAAAATGCACAGTGGATAATGTTCACCAACATGCAGCAATACCAGCATATTATACTGAAGATTATTGTGTATTTTATGTGTACAATGGCAAGGTTGTAAGTTTAATCAGTAAACAGTACAATTTTGAAAAATGGGGCATAAAAAATATAAAAGACAACACCATAAAATTCCATAATAGTGATCCTGTACTTGCGCACAGAAATTGTCCGATTAATGATTGTCATTATATATACAAAGGCAAACTTTATAAATGCGGCACAATTGTTGGAGCACAAGATTTAATTGAAAAATACAATGTAGATAAAAAAAGTGCAAAACTTTGGAAACGATATAAACCTCTAGAACATTCACAACCTGACATTGAAGAACAAGTGCAAATGATTAGCACTACACCTGTGTCACAATGCAGATTATGTCCTACTAATCCTAAAATGCACAAAATCAAGGACAGCGATATCAAAAAAGTAAAGCTGGGTTACAGATTAGATAATTAAAAGTAAGTAATAGAACGGAGACTCATATGAAGCAAGGCAAAATTAATCCATGTTGGCAAGATCAACAATTTTATAGTTTACCATATGAAAGTGCAGGTGGCTATGGCGGAGATGAGTACATCATGTACGGACACGATCCTTACAAGGTTATAATCAACAATGATGTATATGTTGGACCAAAAGAAATCATGCCTGAATTTTGGAAAGATGTTGTAGAACAGCTTCCAGATCACGATCATTATGAAGTTGCATTTTATAGAACACCTCCTGCTAATATTTTACCATTACACAAAGACATGTATGCAAACTTTATGAAGATGCACAACATAACCGATGTAAACACTATTACACGTTATATTGTATTTCTAGAAGATTGCAAATTAGGCCACTATTTCCATGTAGAAGATACCTGTTTATGTGATTGGAAAAAAGGCGATTGGATCAGTTGGACCGGTAGTGCACCACATGCTGCATACAACATGGGTGTTGAACATAGGTTTACTTTGCAAGTAACAGCATTTGACAGATAAAATTGTAATTGCTTTCACAGAAGGATACGCCGATTTTGAATCCTGTCCTGCTGAAATATTAAAAACATACAATCCAAGTGAACTACACATATTCGAAATGGAAGAAGCGTATCCTATTTCAGAATATATCAATATGGTTGACGATCCTGTATTCGATCAAGCAGTTGAGAACGGAACAGTCAAAATACACTGTGTACATCTAGCACCAGGAACACAAAAACAAAAATATCACAGCGAATTTCCAGATTGGGACAAATTAGCAAGTATACAACCAACACGTATGCGTGAATTTACACCAGAAAAAACATTCCTTACACAAAATCACATGATCGGATATCATAGAGATTATCTTGTTGAACAATTGTACAATAATAATTTGTTTGAGCACGGGTTTGTAAGCTACACAGAGACACCTTATGAACACAATGATGACGAAATCAGTAAACAATATGCCAAAGATAGAAAACGAAGCAAGATAAAACGCAAGTGGCAAACAAGCAAACATTTGCATAAGTTTTTTCCATACGATAAAGAGAATCACATACCTGATTTTGTGTATGATTATTTTGATAATCCACCTCCACCGTTGGATTATTGGGAAAAAGCACTGTTTAACATAGTTACAGAATCATGGTATAAGCCTAAAATAAAAGATGTAAATTATATTAGTGAAAAAACTTACAGTTGCCTTTATCATGCGCAACCATTTATAATTGTTGGTTGTCGATACATGAATAGCTTACTAGCAGAGCAAGGATATAAACAATACCCTTGTTTTGATTACAGCTTCGATACTTTACCAAGTATTGAACAACGTATTGATTCAGTGGTTGAACAAACAAAACAATTGGCTAGACTAAATATAGAAGAAATTTACCACACCTTAAAACCAATAGCAGAATATAATCAACAAAAGTTTTTAAACCAAGTAAAAAATATAAAAATACCTGCTATACTTGAGGACGAAAATGCAATAATTTTTCCAAGAGCTGCATTGTTAAAAACTTTTATGCAAGGCACAAAAAACTATGCAAAAAGTAAAAACATGTAGACAAATGAATAAAAAAGTGTTACTATGATAAGACTAATTAGGAGACTCCATGCCATACGTTGATGCATTTTTTGATAGAGACGCAGACATTATTCGTACAGTTGAACGCCGTGATGGCAAAAGACGTTTTACAGAATATCAAGCAAAGTACACTTGGTACTATGAAGATCCACGTGGCAAATATAAAAGTATCTACGGCGATCCATTAACAAGAGTTGTATGTAAAAATACAAAGGACTTTCGAAAAGAACTTGCTATTAACAAAGGCAAGAAAATGTTTGAAAGCGATGTAAATCCAATCTTCCAATGCTTGAGCGAAAACTATCTTAATCAAGATGCTCCAAAGCTGAATGTTGCATTTTTTGATATTGAGACAGACTTCGATCCAGAACGTGGTTTTGCTGATCCAAGCGATCCATTTATGCCTATTACAGCTATCACTGTGCATTTGCAGTGGATGGATGCATTGATTACATTTGCGCTGCCGCCAAAGACACTAACAATGGCAGAAGCACAAGCAGAATGTACTGAATTTGATAACACATTCTTGTTTGAAAAAGAAGGTGATATGCTGGAAGCGTTCCTTGACAGTATCGAAGATGCAGACATCTTGTCGGGTTGGAACAGCGAAGGTTATGATATTCCGTACACAGTGAATCGTGTAAGTAGAGTGTTGAGCAAAGATGATACAAGACGTTTTTGTTTGTGGAGTCAATTGCCTAAACGTAGAGAATTTGAAAAGTTTGGTAAAACTGCTGAAACATTTGACACTATCGGTCGAGTGCATATGGACTATCTTGAACTGTACCGCAAGTACACATATGAAGAGCGTCACACATATCGACTAGATGCTATCGGTGAAATGGAAGTTGGTGAAAACAAAACTGTGTATGAAGGTACACTCGATCAACTTTACAACAACGATTTCAAAAGGTTTATTGAATATAATAGACAAGACGTTGCACTACTTGATAAAATTGACAAAAAGTTGCGTTTTATCGATCTTGCTAATGAAATTGCACATGACAACACTGTGTTGCTACAAACAACAGCAGGTGCAGTTGCAGTTACAGAACAAGCTATTGTAAACGAAGCACATAGACGTGGGTTGCAAGTGCCTAATAGGAAAGAACATGAAGGCGGAACAGCAGCAGCTGGTGCTTATGTTGCATTTCCAAAGAAAGGCGTGCATGAATGGATTGGCAGTATGGACTTGAACAGTCTATATCCAAGTATTATTCGTGCATTGAATATGGCACCAGAAACTATTATAGGACAAATACGTCCAGATTTGACAGATGAGTTTTTGCACAATGCACAAACACTGGAAAAGAAATCATTTGCAGGTGCTTGGGAAGGCAAGTTTGGTACATTAGAATATGATGCTGTGATGGAACAGCGTAAAGATGTTGCACTGACACTGGATTTGGAAGACGGAACCAGTCATGTGCTCAGTGGTGCTGAAATTTACAAATTGATTTTTGACAGTCAGCAACCTTGGATGCTGAGTGCAAATGGCACTGTGTTTACAACTGAAATTGAAGGTGTTGTTCCAGGTTTGTTGAAACGCTGGTATGCAGAACGTAAAGAACTACAAGCGAAGATGCGCAAGGCAATTGAAGCAGGTAACGACACAGAAATTGCATTTTGGGACAAACGACAGTTGGTTAAAAAGATTAACTTGAACAGCTTGTATGGTGCTATCCTTAATCCAGGCTGTAGATTCTTTGATAAACGTATTGGACAATCAACTACACTTACTGGTAGACAAATTGCAAAACACATGGCAGCAGAAGTGAATAAGATTATCACAGGCGATTATGATCACGTAGGTAAAGCTATCATTTATGGTGATACAGACTCTGTGTATTTCAGTGCATATCCAATATTAAAAGAAGATATCAATGCTGGCAATATACCATGGGGCAAAGACAACGTGATCACACTGTATGATCAGTTGTGCGAACAAGCGAATACAACGTTTCCAGACTTTATGGCAAAAGCATTTCATTGTCCACGTCCACGTAGCGAAGTTATTGCAGCAGGTAGAGAAGTTGTTGCAGACACAGGTTTGTTTATTACAAAGAAACGTTATGCAGCAAGAGTTATTGATAACGAAGGTAATCGTACTGACAAGGATGGCAAAAAAGGCAAAGTAAAAGCCATGGGTTTGGATTTGAAGCGCAGCGATACTCCAGTGTTCATGCAGGATTACTTGAAAACACTATTGGACATGGTGTTGGATCTAGCAGATGAAAAACAACTGTTGGACAGTATCACAGAATTTAGACGAGAGTTCAAAGAGCGTCCTGGACATGAAAAAGGGTCGCCTAAACGTGCAAACAAGATTGGACATTATCAGCGTCTTGAAGAAAAGCAAGGCAAAGCAAACATGCCCGGACATGTAAGAGCAAGCATCAATTGGAACACACTCAAGCGTATGAATGGCGACAAGTATTCGCAGGAGATTGTAGATGGTATGAAAGTTATCGTATGCAAACTCAAGCAGAATCCGCTGGGCTATACAAGTGTTGCGTATCCAACAGACGAATTGCGTTTGCCAGATTGGTTTAAAGAACTGCCATTTGATGGCGATGCAATGGAAGAAGTTATCATTGACAACAAACTAGGTAACTTGATCGGTGTGCTAGATTATGATTTAGAAAGCACAAAACAAAATACAACATTTAACGAACTTTTTGAATGGGGATAATATGCGAGTAGGATTTACTTGTTCAACATTTGATTTGTTACACGCAGGACATATACAAATGTTGCGTGAAGCAAAAGAGCAATGTGACTATCTTATCGTAGGACTACAAATGGATCCTAGTGTAGATAGACAAGAAAAAAATTCACCAGTGCAAACTATTGTGGAAAGATATACACAGCTAAAAGGTGTAACATATGTAGATGAGATTATTCCATATGGCACCGAACAAGACCTAGAAGATATCTTGACAATGTATCATATTGATGTTAGAATACTAGGTGAAGAGTATCGTGAAAAGGATTTTACGGGCAAGGATATTTGCAAGAAGCGGGGTATCCAGCTACACTTCAACAAGAGAGATCACCGCTTCTCATCAACTGATTTGCGCAGGCGTGTAGCCGAAAGGTATGTAAAGAGTGAATAAGTATATTTTTGATGTAGACGGCACACTTACTCCAAGTCGTCAAAAGATTGATCCGCAGTTTGAAGCATGGTTCAGCAACTTTATCAGCCGAGAAAAAGTATGGCTGGTCACAGGATCAGATTATGAGAAAACAGTGGAACAATTGGGTACAGAGATTTGCGAATCAGTTGCAACTGTATACAATTGTTCGGGCAATGACACATGGTTCAAAGGCAAACGAGTGAATGCAAAATCGTTTGATGCACCAAAAGAATTATATGACTTAATGAATGGTTGGCTACAAACTAGTAGTTTTCCATTACGCACAGGCAACCATATTGAAGAGCGTATGGGCACTATTAACTTTTCGATTGTAGGTAGAAATGCTACATTAGGCGAACGCAAACTATATGTAAAGCACGACTTAGAAAACAGAGAACGTGAAAGTATTGCGTATCAAATCAACTTAGAATTTCCTGATATAACTGCCACAATAGGTGGAGAAACTGGCATTGACATCTATCGCAAAGGCTGTGACAAAAGTCAAATCCTAGAAGACTTTGATGCACCATATGACAACATCTATTTCTTTGGTGACAAGTGCGAACAAGGTGGCAACGACTGGC